CACTACGTTCTTCCTATCTTGTGGTATTAGGTGTGATGTTCGTATGACTGAAGCTCGTATTGTCATCGGTAAGTACTGGCGTGGTTGTGCTGAACGACTAAGCGCGGCCTTAGAGGAAATGACTCAGTGGGTTCAGCACTTTATCGATGAGACTGAGGCAGGGGAATGCGGTCACGATCACGCTGGTGTCCGCGAAGAACTGGCGGCGGCTCGGGCATTGCTCATTGAGATTGACGCATGATCCGCTTACCTGTATTGACAATTAAGCGTATAATGTTTTCGATGATTGACGCCGACGACCGCAAGGTACTCGCGCAGTGGGCGATCCTCGTCCTCGCCGCTATCGTTGCCCTCATCGTCTTCGCCGGCGCCCTCGGCTTTGCCCTCAACGTCTTTGAAGCGGCATGGAGGCTCTGACATGGGACTCATCGCTGATACACTTCCCTCTCCCTTCGCAGTCCGCAACGTAGCGCCGCCTATGGCGTCTAACTTTGGGACCAGCCTCTCGCCGATGGGCAGCAACTATCTCGGCTACGCGGGCGCCTACATGCGGAACGAGATCGTCTTCTCAGCTATCGAGATGCTGGCAACCTCAGCCGGCGAGCCGCATATCACCGGCCGTCGCTGGCGCCGGGCCAAGCCGGAGATCCGCATTCAGTCGCGGCTTCTGGGTGCGAAGGGGCTGACGGCTTCAGCAGTCGACGCCCTGCTCATCCGCGACGGCTTTATCGAGGAAGTGCCGGACCATCCGCTTATCCGCCTGCTGAACGCGCCGAACCCCTACATGAGCCGAGGCCAGCTCTGGGGCACGGTCGTCATGGACCTGAAGTTGGCCGGGAACGCCTACATCCTCAAGGCGCGGGGCCCGTTCGGAAACCCCGCCGAGCTCTGGCGGCTACGCCCGGACCGCGTTCGCATCATACCCTCGGCGAAGAACTTCATCGAGGGCTATGAGTACAACAGCGGGCGTGAGAAGACCATCTATCCGGCCAGCGACGTTATGCAGTTCAAGACGCGCCACCCGCTGAACGACTATTACGGCATGCCTCCGCTGATGGCGATTGCCGCCCGGGTCGATATCGACGACTACATGAAGAGCTTCCTCAAGACATTCTTCGAACGTGGCGGCGCCGGTATCGGCGGTGTGCTGAGCGTGAAGAACCAGCTCACTCAGCAGCAGCGCGATGATGTTAGGGCGCTGCTCGAAAGCCGAGTGTCGGGTCCGTCTAACTGGCACAGGACGCTCGTCCTTGATGCGACCGAGGCGACGTATAACCAGATGGGCCTCAACCGCGGCCTCCGCGACGCGCTTCCGAAAGAACTCGATGCCGTCTCCGAGGCGCGCATAGCTATGGCGTTCGGCATCCCCGGCTCGATTCTCGGATTGCTCATCGGCTACGAGTCGAGCTCCTACGCCAACAAGCGGCAGGACTGGCAGGTGTTCTGGGATTTGACCATGACGCCGCTGCTGTCCGACCTTGATGACGTGCTCAACCTGTACCTGGTGCCCGACTTCAAGGGCGTCGACGAAGTAGCGTTCGACCTGAGCGATATCCGGGCGCTCCAGGAGGACGTAGACAAGATTCATAAGCGCGTGCGGGACGATTGGTCCGTCGGCTTAGAATCATTCGAAGACTCGCGAGACGAACTTGGGAAAGACCCTAAACCCAAAGCCGGCACATTCATGATCCCGTCGAATATGAGGCTTGTAACGATTGCAGAATTGGACGAGCCTGCCCCGCCAGCCGCTCCGGCCGCTCCGGCACTCCCGCCGACAGCCGTCGTCGAAGCCCTCCGGGCAACGTTCACGGCGCCGCAACTTGTGGAATCCGTACCGATTCTCGATGAGGTTCGGCATGAGTGCGGCCGGCTAGTGGCGCGTGACGTGGAGGGCAACCCCGAACTGTTCTGCGGCAAGTGTAATGTGAAGTTCAGGCCGCACGGAGGCACTTGACAACTTGTAGAACAAGGGTATAATCGGCTTAGCAATTAGTTCGACGCTCCGCGCAGCCTAGCGCAGCCAGAAGCGTCTCTTAGCGGGCCAAGCGCCCCTGAGGGCGCTTTTTTTGTTGCCCGGAGGTTGCCGATGAAGACTTGGTTTGAAATCAGAAACGCGGCCAGCGAAACCGCTGAGGTTCTGCTCTACGACGAAATCGGGACGTGGGGCGTCACGGCCACCGACTTCGCTAAGGAACTCCAGGGCGTCAAGGCCAGGACTATCAACCTGCGGATCAACTCGCCGGGCGGTGATGTGTTCGATGGCATCGCCATCTACAACGCATTGAAGAATCACCCGGCAGCCGTTCACGCCGTCGTCGATGGTCTGGCCGCTTCCAGCGCGTCCTTCATCGCTCAGGCGGGTGACACCGTCCTCATGGCGACAGGCTCGACCATGATGATTCATGAGCCGCACGGCATGACGATGGGTGACGCCTCCGACCACGCGAAGATGGCCGAAACGCTGGACAAGATGGGCGATACCATCGCGTCCTTCTACGCCATACGCGCCGGTGGTGACGAACCGCTCTGGCGCGCGCGGATGCGGAGTGAGTCCTGGTATCGGGCGCAAGAGGCCGTGGACATCGGCCTGGCCGATGGCGTCGTAGGCGGCAAGGCGGAGAACCGCGCCGGCATCTTCAACCTGTCGAAGTTCAGCAACGTGCCGGACTGGGTGCCGCAGGCCGTCGCTCCACCTATCGAAGAGCCGAAACCTGAACCTACTCCAGAACCGCTACCACCTTCGCCTGTCGCGCAAGCGCTGCGCGAAGGCGTCCGGGAGGTCGTCAGAGACCCCGGAGAAACAGCACGAAAAACCGCCGCTTCACTGTCCGCGCTTCGCGAGGGCATCGAAGAGGTTGTCAAGCAATAGGAGGAATCAGAATGAAACTGGTAATACCACAGACCCCAGAGGAACTAGTGGAGATGCTGTCCGATCCCAAGAAGATCGAGGCGCTCCAGGAAAGCGGCCAGTATGCGGAGACCCTCAAGGCTTACGGGCGTGCCCTCGCCAAGTCTGAGGACACCCGCGGCCAGATGGCCGACATCGTCACCGAAGCCGTCCAGGCTACCTTTAGTGGCGAAGGCGCTGCCAAGGCGGCCGTCGAGAAGATCGTCAGTGACGCCTTCGAGGTCAAGCTCGGTGAATACGGCGTCAAGCGCCCGGAGATGATCGTCGGCACCGAGGCCAAGAACCACGGCGCGGGCTACAACAAGCATGCTCTCGGCACGGCACTTGATGGCGAGTTCGAGAATACCGCCGACTTCTTCAAGTCAATCTGGCACCAGGACCTGGCCGGCCAGGACAAGTGGCGGAAGATTCGCAACGACTATTCCAGCATCGACCCCGCCGCGGGGGGCTTTCTGGTCCCCGAAGTCCTGAGGGCCGAACTTCTGCGCATTGCCCTTGAGACCGCTGTTGTTCGCCCGCGTGCGCGAGTCATCCCGATGGACTCGGCGCGGGTTCCCTTCCCGGCCATCGACTCGACCTCGCACGCCTCCAGCGTCTTCGGCGGATTGACCGGGACGTGGATCGAGGAGAGCGGCACTATCGGCGAGTCAGAAGCCAGGTTCGGGCGCGTTGTCCTCCAGGCGGCGAAGCTCGCCACGAGTTGCGACGTGCCGAATGAGTTGCTGCAAGACTCGATGATCTCCTTCGCAGCCCTCATCGAGCAGCTCATGCCTGAGGCGATTGCCTGGTACGAGGACGTCGGCTTCCTCACCGGCAACGGCGTCGGCCAGCCTTTGGGCGTTTTGAACTCGCCGGCCCTCGTGACCATCACGAAGGAAGGCGGGCAGGGCGCCGACACCATCGTCTGGGAGAACCTGGTCAAGATGTACGCCCAGATGCTGCCGGGCTCGCTCGGTCGTGCCGTCTGGGTCGCGAACATCAACTGCTTCCCTGAACTGGCCACGATGAGCCTGAGCGTCGGCACCGGCGGCTCGGCAATCTGGCTGAACAACGGCGTCAACGGACCGCCTGCGACCATCCTCGGTCGGCCGCTAATCCTGACCGAGAAGGTCCCGACCATCGGTGGCGCCGGCAGCGGCAAGGACATCTCGTTCATCGACTTCGGCTACTACCTGATCGGCGACCGGATGCAGATGCGCGCCGAGTCCTCGCCGCACTTCCACTTCAGCACCGACCAGACCACGTTCCGAATCATCGAGCGTGTCGACGGCCGCGGCTGGCTGATGGATTCACTCACGCCGGCCAATTCCACGACCAAACTCAGCCCGTTCGTGACTCTGGGTGAGAGGTAGACAAACGAATAAGGCCAGCCGAGGGCAGCAATAAACCCCTGCCCTCGGCCAAGACTCAGGGAGCATTAACCCCCTTCCTGGGACGGGCGAAAGGACGGTTACATGGCAGCTTCAATGTTGAGCGCACTAGGCAAGGACTTCGACCTGAGCGTGTGTCTGGCCCCTGTCGATTCCCAGACGGGTGCCAAAACGGGAAAAATCTTCTCGATGCAGAACTGCCGGGGCGTCGGCATTCTGATCCAGAAGGCGGCGGGCGCAGGCGCGGATGTGGTTGTACCCATCCTGTACGAGCAGACCCTATACACCGGCGGCACCAAGACGGCACTGGCCATCATCAGCAAGTACTGGATCAAGGACGAGGCGACCCTGGACGGCGACGAGGCGTGGGTTGCAGTCACACAGACGGCATCGGCCACGCTGACCACCACGTCGGTCCTTCAGTCCTTCATCTACTTTGAGGTCATGGCGGACCAGCTCAGCGACGGCTATACCCACATCAGCCTCGACATCGCCGACACCGGAGCCGCAGGCACGCAGCCGATCGCGGTTGTCTACATCCCGTTCGGGCTGAAGGTCCAGCGCACCCCGTCGAATATGCCGAACTGGCTGAACCCCGGCGCGGCTGACGTCTAGGAGGTAAGGCTCAATGGCTGAGGCAGAACAACTACGACTCACGAGGGCCGACATAGAGGAGGCGCGAGCGGAAATCCAGAAGGCGATAGGCTTGCTGGTCACCCGTTTCGGCCGTACTAGCGACCTATGGGCGCATCTCCAGTTGGCGCTCGACCGCCTGCAAGAGCCTGCCAAGCCAAGAGAAACGATAGAAGCGGTGGCCGTCCCTGATCCCGAACCAGAACCCGAGGTAACGGCCACCGTCGAACCCGAAGAGAGCGAAGTAGCGCCGCCCCTGGAGGAGCCGCCCGTCGTGGCTGAGGCCGTGACGCGCAAAGGTGCCCGCAAGGGCTGGCGAGATAGGAGATAGGACATGAGCGGACAGTGGAAAGGTAAGGCAATCCGAGAATCGACGCTGGGCATCCACGTCACCAAGACGCTGGCGTGTCTGGCTGACGGCAATATCTTCGCCACCTATGGCCGGGTCCTTGTGACACTGCTATGGGGTCAGGCGACGGCAGTCGGTGACGGCGGCGCGACGACAATCAAGCTCCAGGAGGAGACGAACAGCGTCGACCTCTGCGCTGCCACGACTATCACCTCCGATGCCATCGGGACCACATACCAGTTGACGGGTGATGTGGCGGTCATTCTGAACGGCACCGGCAACACGCCTGTTATCGGCGTCGGCTATGCTCTGTCAGCGTTCCAGTGGAACCCGATCATCGTCGGCATGGCGGGCGCGGCAGACGCGATCCAGCAGGTCCAGACGGGCGACGACGCCTCGGCCATCATCGAGTGGCACGCCTACTACGTCCCGCTCGAAGAGGGCGCCTACATGGCGGCCGCGTAACAGAAGATTCGGGTAGATGGGGGACGGCAAGGGCTGCGGCACCTACCCTCCCCCTAAGCCCATAACGGAGGCAGCCGATGACCGTCTACAATCGTAGCCTTGAGGGCAAACTCAACGATATCCTGACGATTCTCGGGACGACCACGCCGCAGTTGTTTCCCTTCTGGGAAGCCACTGGGCAACTCGTCACGGGCATCGGCACTGGCGATCTCATCCCATCCGAGACCGGCGGCGCAGCGGAGGACCTGGAGCACGATTTCGCGCCGCTGAAGTTGCCGTGCGGCCTCTACTCCTACCACTTCCACCCGACCGGCGACCACCACTTGGCGGGCATTGACAGCGCTGATTATTCATTCGCAGCTGCTCCGTTCTCGGTTGGCTGCTGGATCAGGCCGAACACAATCGCCTCCAACACCCTGATTGCGAAGTACGACGCCGGCGCGGGAGTAGCGCGCGAGTGGCGGTTCTGGATTGATGCGGCCGGGAAACTCGACCTGGAACTTTACGACGAGTCGGCGGACACGACGGAGATCGCCATCAGTACTGCCGCCCTTATCGTCGGCCAGATGCAGTTTGTCGTGGCGACCTTCGACGGCACAGAGGCAACGCCGGAAATCTATCTTTATGTCGACGGCGCTGCTGTCAACGACGGTACGTCCACGGAGACAGGTGCCTACGTGGGGATGGATGCAGGAGCGACGCCCCTGACGATTGGCTGCAACGGACTTTCAGCACTTCCAGCCGATGAGTTCCACGGGCGCATGGCTCTGCCCTTTATTACGGGCAATGCGCTAACGGCGGCAGAGGTCGCTAGTCTTCACAAACTGACGGCGCCGATGGTAGGCATCGCGTGATGGGCAAGAACGCACAGCGTAGACGCGCCGGGAAGATGCTGACGGGAACCGTCGGACAGTCGGGCAGGTC